GCGGAAGAAGCGGCAAACCAGTTTGATGACTCGGCAGACGGCAATAATAAGCCCGACGAGAACTCGGTGACAGAAGACTTTGCAGTTACGACAAAAACACTACAATTTTAACATGGACATTTCGTTCAATAAAGTTACGTACGACGGCGAACTGGCTGACTTTTCCGAAGAAGAGCTTCGGGAACTTGTTAGAGAGTTCGAAAGCGCACAGGAGTCCAATGTCGCTGAGTTCGAAACGGCGGCAGAGGAAATGACTGATATTGATGACAGCACCATCGAAGACTTCGAGGCAGCCCGCGAGGAGGTCATCGAAGAGATCGTTGATGCAGATACCTTTGACGAGGTTCCGCTTTCTGAAGCAATGCTGGAAGAGCAGGACTTCAGTGACCTTCGTGATTGGCAGAATTTCGTTCAGGATCAGGCCGAGTCTGAGACTGATGAAGACAACGAAAGCGATGGTGGAGCAGAGTTTGACGACATGGGGAAAGAAGCCCCGACTGGTGGCAGCGATGATGACGAGGACTTTGCAGATGAAGCCCTCGACAACATCAGCGGCCTCAGCCTCTAAATTTTCAAATAACTGATGACTGATTTCAACATTGCGACCGGAGAAGAACAGCCGCTTAACCGTACTGGCGTTGACAACGTTCAGCTGACTGGTGAGAACCAGGGCGTCCTTGTGGGTATTGACCATACGGTTGACCCGCCGCAGCTTGTCAAGGCTGACGCAGCCGCCGATGCAAGCGACGACGGCAGTCAGCCGATCCCTGCTGTTGGGGTTCTGTTCCCCCGCGAGGTTCTTCCTTCGGGGCAGTACGGCGGCGTCAACACCCATCCGTGGAATGACGTTGAGGCACAGATTTATGAAGAAAACCGCACGAAGGCCGGAGATCGCGCTACCGTTATCCGTAACGGTATCGAGATGGTCAACGACGACGAAGACACCTCTTTCAATCCAGGCGAACCGATCTATCTGGACGTTGGTGGCGGCTTCACGCAGACGCCTCCCTCCTCGGCTGGCGAAGCTGTGCAGAACCTTGGCTTTGCGAACACCGTTGTTGCGAACGAGCTTGACCCCGGTAACGGTGCAAAGGATCGTCTCTTCCTTGAAGTGGACGCCCACTACGACACGGCGTAAAGAGTCGAACTATTTAACTTAATTCTTAATTTCAAATGGCACGTAGACACGAACTTCACACTGCTGACGGTAAGAATATTGAAGACCTGCTGGAGATGGCTCGTACCCTCTTCGACAGGTACAACGAAGCTGACAAGCCGTTCCGCGACATGTTTGCTGAGACGGTCAGCGAGCAGACGTTCTACCAGGAACCGCGTCGGGACGACATCTACTGGGACAAGCTCTCCGAAGGTGAGCAGCCCCGGTCGATGCGCGAAGAGGACTACGATGACGAATGGATGACCATTCGTTCGGAGACGTACTCCAAGTCGCTTGGAATGTCTCAGAAGTACATCCGTCGTACTGACTCCAGCCGTATTATAGATAAGCTCCAGCGGCTTCTGTCCGGTGCGCTGAACACTGAAGAGATGCTGGTGTATAATGTTCTCCAGAACGGCATCATTGACGGCTCGGGAACCTGGTACGATATTCGTGACTTTGGCGAATACAGTTTCTCGAACAGCCACTCGCACGTTTTCGGACAGACGAGTGACCTTTTCTCTGACGCGAACAGTCACTACCCTCACGAGCATCTCGAAGAGGCCAAGCGGGAACTGACCCATCACGGGATGGAGGGTCCGTTTGCGGCGCTCGTTTCTAACTCGTTTAAGCGTTCGATGCGGGACGAGCTTGCGTGGGATGCGCAGTACCACGTTCCGATGGCGAACAATATGCGTTCGAGCGACGTTCAGGATCTTGACATCGTTGTTGACGGTGTGAGCCTGGTCGAGTCGCCGTGGATGAGTGGAGACAAGTTCTACCTTGCACAGGTAAACAACGATTCGCCAATCAAGTTCCTCGAAGATCGCCCAGTGCAGGTCACTCGTCCGAACGGCGCTGTTGTGCGTTCCCCCGGCGACCTTCTGGGTGCAAACGCTACTGCTGACTTCGGTTGCCGGATCGTTGACCCGCTGGCCGCCGTCGAGGTCGTTGCTGACGACCTGAAGACTTCGTAAAACTGACTCACTGGGGCCGTCTGACTAATTTATGGTTGATAACGAAACTGAACTCAAAGAAGACGTGAGAGACATGACTGGCTATACGTCAGTCCATGCGTTGTCGGATGACGGCCTCGACGTAGCATATCGCCGCGCACAACTTCATATTCGAGTTGAGAGATCGCTCGATTCTGATTTTGAGTGGTTCAAAGATGAAAACCCAGAACGCGGGCAGGCGCTGTTCTGGTGGACTTGTCTGTTTGCCAAGGTTCAAACTGGCGAGCTTGATGCTCAGGACGTTCAAGTTGGCGCTATCGACATGAACGCGCTTTTGGCAAAAGACAACCACGCTGTAACTCAATGGTTCCGTAGCGCACAAAAATCCCTTGAAGCGATTCAGCCTGGAACAATAATGAAAATTGGGGGTCCGGTTCGGTCTGATCGAGACTACTCACCTGATTCCTTTAGTGAAAGGGGCGGCTCCTCAACTGAAGCAGATGGTGATAACTTCGATATATGACCTATTATCGTACACAAGTCATTGCACAGATTCAGCGACTTGGGAAAGAAATGAAGGTTCTCTCACGATCCCCAGATGGAAAAAACGATTTTGGCAATGAAGATGAAACCCATTCATTTAGCCACAACGTAATTGCGATCCAAACGTACCCAAATAGAAACACTTAACTGGAGTCTCGCGCTGGCGACTTTGCACGAGACAATCCAGTGTTTTTAGTTGCGATTTCTGACGATCTTCCTGATCCACCTGCACACAATGATCGAGTCGTCTATAACGGAGATAAATACGAAGTCAAAGCCCATACTGAGTACGATACTCACGTTGAATTTTTCGGAGATCAAGTGCTTCACGAATAATATCATGCCAGGAGATATTGAAGTAGAAATTGACGTTGAGGGGGCTGAACGGGTTGAAAAAGCTCTTAAGAAAGGTCTTGCAGAGGGGCTGAAAGAATCCGGTGAGTGGATGCTCGAACGCGGAGAAGAAGTAGCAAAAGATCGAGTAATAACAGCGCCCCGTGTGTGGCGTAAAAAGCTCAAACATGGGTTTAAAAAAGAACCCACGCGGTTTCCCAGGCGCGACCATTGGAAAGGCCAACTCAAAAACACAGCTCCAAACGCTGAAGCAAACGAATATGGATTGGCACCTGGAAACTCTCCGCCAGTTCAACATATCATAGAATGGGTTGACGACGAATTAGTTCCCAATGCAGCAGCCCAGGCAAAAGCAAAAATGGCCCATATTGGAAACTGGGACCCACAACTTCAGGCTCTTGCTGTGCAGTACAGTAAGGCAAAAGTCATGGCCGCGTTCCAGGTAAAGGGTGGACTGGAAGAAAAAGGATATAGTGGCATCCAGTTTATGCAAGCGGCAGAAATCTATCTCGAAACGGTTTCTCGGATGGTTATAAAGCAAAAAATCGAGAAAAATATGCAAGAACAATTGCGCATCTATGGATGAAACGGAACTAATCAGTACACTCCAAACAACGCTTTCTTCTGCTGTATCTCACCCCGTCAAGACATCCGCAATGGATGATGAGCGCCCCGTTCCTGTGGTAATCATCGACGATTGGGACACAACAGAGAAAAATTTCCACAATTCGCCCCATTCTGGTGAGTTCCGTGGACAGTTGGGTGGTGCAAATGTTGACTATGAACGATACTTAAACTTCAGTTTCAAAACCCGTGTTGAGTTTTCTATTCGACATTCCGATGAAGTTGAAGTAAACAGGTTGGCAGATAGCGTAAAAAACACACTTCGGCTCATTCGTGATGACCCACAAGCGTTTCACGAAGAGTTGAAGAGGCTTGCTATTGGAAGTAGCGGAAATCCGACTAACCGATTTACAGAACCGAAAGAAGCTGAAGTAATGCTTTCTGCAAGGTTCCACGGCGATCACACAGTTGTCGTGACAGACGGCGATCAGATTGAAGATTTGGACGATCAGTTCAGCTTCACTCAGTAATTCAGACAATTTAATATGACTACTTACGGTAACAAAAGCGAACCCGGAATCGTTACGGACGTTACATCGTCGGCGGCTGTGCCGACGTTTGGACCGGCACCGGACGATCTTTGTATTGTTGGTCAGGCAGACCTTGCAAACGCGAGCAACGCTGCTGACACCACGAAAGTTTATCAGGTAACGCAGGCGTCGAAAGCTATCGAATACTTTGGTCCCAGAGATTCAAGTATGCTAACGCAGGGCGTTATTGATGCCCTGAACGAAGGCGCGTATCCTGTCTACGCAGTTGCCGCAGAAGCAACTTCGCACAATCAGGACATTAGTGGTGCATCGAGTACCACTATTGAACTCGATAACGCTCCAATTCGAGAAGGGGCGGGCGACACTGTTGTTGACGTTGATGGCAGTGAGCTAACGACGAACGTCGTCTACGATGACGTGTCTTCGCACACTCCCTCTTCTGGTGAGTGTTACGTCAACCCCGTTCGCGGGAAACTGGAGATCCCAAACCTTCCAACTGACGGCGACACCACAAACGACACTGTTGCCTACGATTCCTTTGACTATGCGAGTGGCATTGATGTTGCAGTTGATGAGGTTGCAGATGTCATAGACTTCCTTGTTCCCATTTCGGAGAACACAGATGTCGTTGACAAGGCAAACGTCGAAGTCGCCAACATGGAAGATGTCTACGACCTTGCGGTGTGTGTTGGTGGTGCGGAGATTGACCTTGACCCAACAACGTTCACCCAGAACTACGATGACAGCCGGACGCAGGTCGCTTATCCGACCCGCTTTGAGGATAACACCTCGGCCATTGCAGCCTACGCGGGCTTTAAGGCGAACCTCGGGCTGGCGGTCACGCCGATCAACAAGCGCCTCAGTACGAACAAGCGCCTCGCGGTCACGCTCAACCGCCCGGAGCGGCGCAACGCGTTGAGCGACGAGGTATCGACCGGTATCATCGACGCCATCGACGGGCTGGAGGGTCGCGAGGACGTTCGATGCCTCGTATTGACGGGCGCGGAGGGAACCTTCTGTGCCGGGGGTGACGTGAGCTCGATGGCCGAGCGAGCGAGCGGAGATCAGCGGCTCCACGACGCGGTCCGGCATATCCAAGACAGCA